ACATTTAGAAAGAAAAAGGTTAATGGTAAGGTCTATGCACCAAAAATTAATTTTGTTAGGTATGCGGATGACTTTATTGTTACTGGTGTCAGTAAGGAACTATTGGAAAATGAGGTTAAACCAGTCATAATTGAGTTCTTGAAAGAACGTGGTTTGGAGTTATCTGAAGAAAAAACGTTGATAACTCATATCACGGATGGCTTTGATTTTCTGGGCGTAAACATTAGAATGTACGACGGAAAATTACTAACCAAACCTTCCAAAAAGAATTACGAAAGTATTGTTTCGAAAATCAGGGATATTATCAAAAACAACCCGTCGATGAAACAGGAGCTGTTAATCCGTAAGTTAAATCCTATTATCATAGGTTGGGTTAACTACCAAAAGCACAACGTTTCATCAGAAGCATTTCAAAGACTTGATTTTGATATCTATCAATGTCTATGGCAGTGGTGTGTCCGAAGACATCCTAAAAAGGGGAGAAAGTGGGTTGCTAATAAATATTTCCATACTTTTGGTAGCCGTAGTTGGATTTTTAGTGTTCCAACTGCTGATACAATGGAAAATGGCGAACCATTCTATCTTCGCTTGAAATATGCTTCTGATACTGATATTCGCCGACATATTAAAATTAAGGCGGAAGCAAACCCATTTGATGAACAATGGCAACTGTATTTTGAGGAACGTCAAGAAAAGCAAATGCGACAAGAACTAAAAGGAAGACGTGTGATTAACGGACTATATTATAAACAAAAAGGGATTTGTCCAGTTTGCGAATTGAAAATCACCAAGGAAACAGATTTCCGAGTTCATCAAACAGTGAAAGACCATAAACCAATAAAAACATTGGTACACCCTACTTGTCATAAAAATATAAAAGAAAACACGCTGGTTCTCTAACGAGGACTTATAGAAGCTTGAGCCGTGTGAGGGGAAACTCTCATGCACGGTTCTTAGAGGGGAAAGAGGTCGTGAGACCTCTGACCTACTCGACCAATTCAAGAACTTAACTTTACACCAACACAGACACTTATTTTATTCATTGTTTTAGGTCTCTTAGGGTTTCTCCTTAGCCGTTCTAAGTCTTTAATAGACATTGATTTACCAGAAGATACCCAAGCACCTAAACCATCTCAGAACGCAAACTATGGGGCTTATATTCAATCACAGAACCATTATTACAATTAGGGAGGAACTGCATGACAACGGAAGAATATTTTAAAAAATTGCTAGAAGATAGCGAAAAACATCCTACAAACTGGTTGAGTGATAGGGTTTTAGACAAAAATATCAAAATGCTAGATGAAGATATTGAAGCAGAGTGGGACGATTTTCCGTTATTCACGAAAAAAATATTTATCAATACTACGCAACGTGACTATAACAAAGCTGATGCCGTTGTTAAATTTTTGGAATCAATAGCAATAGAGATGGAATATAAAAAAGGGCTAAATATAGTTATACAAGCATTAAACGAGTTAAAAGATAGTCTTAAAAATCAAGTGCTTGGTGTTATTGATAACCAAATCCTGTTTCCAAATGATAAGGAGGACACGAAATGACACTACCAGAGAATTATAGACGTGTCCTTAATCTGATCAAGGTTGGGGCAGACAATCCCATTACAGGGGCAGAGATTGGCTTAATACTGAAACTTGAAGAACGTTCCGTCCAAAGTATCATCAGTAGCTTAATCACGCGCTATAAAGTTCCTATTATCGGCATTAGACACGGATTCAATCGTGGTTACTTTATTCCAGCTAACAAAGAAGAATTACTAGATGGTGCTAAAGCCTTTTACAACCAAGTACAAAAGGAACAAGAACGCCTAAGTGTGTTATTGAATGCCGATTTAACCAGTTATAAGGAATTACTCAAAGGAGGTTAGGTATGAACTTATTTAGTCAAGATTATGAAGCCAAACTCTTAGAACAAAACCTGACCGCGTTTAATCGCTTTTTGGAAGCCTACCAGAAACCTAAACCAAGAGTTTTAGGGTTGATCACGGCTGAACAAGTCAAAGAGGAATTAAATATCAAAGGTAAAACCCTAAAACGGTGGGAAAATGCTGGGTTAAGACGATACCAACCACCACTAGAAGACACCAGGAAACATTATTACAAGGTCAGTGATATTCTTATCTTTTTGGGGGTAAATTTGTAGATGGCTATTTATGAAGCAAGAGGCTTTAGCTCTTATTTGTACCCCTACAAAGGACCTTTAGAACCATTTGACTATATTGCTCAGTTTAAACCTTTGAAACCGCCTGAGGATATTGATATTGAAGAATATAAGCGAACACAAGCTCCCTACTGCCTGAGTGGCAAAGTCACAGCAGAGAAAAACGGTAGCTATAAGCGTAATAATGCTAGTTTGGTTTACCGTGATTTGATTTTTCTTGACTATGACGAGATAGAAACAGGCGTCAACCTACCTAAAATCGTTTCTCAGACGCTTTGGGAGTATAGTTATATTATTTATCCAACGATTAAACATACCCCCGAGAAGCCCCGTTATCGCCTTGTTATGAAGCCTAGTGACATCATGAACGAAGAATCCTATAAGCAGGTCGTTAAAGACATAGCCGATAAGATTGGACTGCCGTTTGATTTAGCTAGCCTTACTTGGTCTCAGTTACAAGGCTTACCCGTTACAACAGGCGACCCAGAGGACTATCAGCGCTATGTGAACCGTGGTCTTGATTATCCTGTTCCTAAAGCACCAAACAGACAGGTTGTTACTACTTACACGCCACGCCCTAGAAGTCAGCGTTCTATTACCATGAGGGTCATAGATACCTTGTTTAATGGTTTTGGAGACGAAGGCGGGCGCAACGTGGCCTTAACTAAGTTTGTTGGCTTGCTATTTAATAAATGGGTGGATTGTGATATAGAAACAGCTTACGAATTAACAAAGATCGCTAACAGTGTGACAGCTAACCCCCTACCAGAGAGGGAGCTAGATAGGACTTTTGAAAGTATAGCAAGAGCAGAATTTAGAAAGAGAGGATAGAATCATAGAAAAGGAAGAATTGAAAAGCCTGGAAAGTAAAATCTTAGAGGCGCGTGAGAATGAGCAACCGCCCAAGACCATGAGAGAGCTAGAAAACCGTATCTTTCAAGCTGGTGAACAATGGCGGGAAGAACACACGGAAACCAAAATAAATGAAAGTACAGGGGACGTTACCGAAAAGGTGGCCATGCCCCAGGTTTTCACAGTTGCCAAAATGCTAAGCGAAATTATCACCTTTACTTTTATCAGTAAAAGCAACGTACCTGATTATAGCCTACTCTATATCTATGATTTAGATGAGGGCATATATACGGCTAGTAATGACCTATTTAACCGATTTTGTAAGACTTTTGACGTGAGGATTAAGCCTAGGGAATGGCCCCAGATTAAGCTAATGGTTAGGACATTGACAAGGATAAAGAAACCGCTGGAGAGCGCCTACTTTATCCCTGTACAGAATGGCATTATTGACTTAAGGACTAAGGAGCTACTTCCTTTCAGTTCTAAATATGTGATTACAAGTAAAATCAGTACAGCTTACCACGCGCCTAAACGGGTCCCAACCGATAGGGAAGGGAAGACATTTGACGATTGGTTAAACTCAATCGCTTGCAATGATAGTGAACTAGTAACCTTGTTTTGGCAGATTATCCTGGAGGCTATCAATCCAAACCATACACGGAATAAGTTTGCTATCTTTTACGGGGACGGTAACAACGGAAAAGGGACGTTTCAGCGGTTTCTTATCAATCTGATAGGAGAAAGTAACGTATCAGCATTGAAGCCCGTCCAGTTTGCTGAAAAGCATAACCTGGAAACGCTAGTAGGTAAAGTTTGCAATATTGGAGACGAGGCACCTAATGAATACTTAAAAAATCCGTCTGACCTAATGAGTATTACCAGCGGGGACACCGTGCTAGTCAATCCAAAGGGGCGCCCAGCTTTTGAAGCGACCTTCAAACTCTTTAATATCTTCTCAGGAAACTATATCCCCAACGGTGGAAATAAGACAAAGGGCTGGTATAGGCGTATTATGATTGTCCCCTTCAATGCTGACTTTAACGGTGAGAAAGAAAAGCCCTGGATAAAAAATGATTTTTTGGCCAATAAAGAGGTATTAGAGTACGCCCTTTATAAAGCTATCAACCAGAAATCATTTACTCATTTTATCGAACCGCAGGCAGTCAAAGGCTTGCTAGAGGAGTACCAGGAAGATAATGATTACTTGTTATCTTGGGTAAAACATGAGTACATGGAAAGAGGTTGGCACGAGCTGGACGTAGTACCCGTTTTTATCGCTACAAGATCCTTGAAGCATTATGCCGAAGATATGGGAATACCTAAGCCAAATGTTTACGGTGCTGGTAAGGAGACAATCAGGCACTTACAGCAGTTAACGCCAAATAAGTACCAACTAAAAAAAGCGCGTGTTAAGGTTGAAGATTATGACAAACTGGATCCGTTGGAGTTTGAGAGGCCAAAACTGGGGAGAGTAAATCACGCTATAACAAAAAAAGAATAATGTTGACCTTCTTTTGATGATCTAAACCCTTGCAGTTACTAGGATTTTACAAAATTTGTTGACCTTCTTGTTACCTTGTTTAGAAAGAAGGTAACGCATCTAGACCCTTGATATACATAGCTTTATAGCTGTTATGTTGACCTTGTTACCTTCTTTTTAACTCTCTATATAGGAAAAAAAGCAGTATTTATATATATAAGGGTAAGGAGTTAGAAAGAAGGTCAACATGGTAACAAAGCGGTCTAAACCCTTGTGGCAGTAAGGCGGAGCTATGTTACCTAGAAGGTAACAAAAACACTAAAGAAGGTAACAAATTAAAGAAAAGGAGCTAAAAAAATTGAAAATCAAGCTATTTTATCAGAAACATAAGCAAAGCCTGGAGGAATTTGAAAACCAGGTAAACGACTTTATGGCAGGCGTTGAAGTTGTTGACGTGAAATATACAGAGGCAACTAGTGGCGACTATGAGGCCATGACAACAACACTAGGGCTATTGGTCCTATATAAATAACAGAACAGGAGACAAACAACATGACACTAAAAACTATTTCTGACAAACCACAAACCTTTACTTTTACTTACGACTTTGAAGACATTGACACTGCCAAAGTGGCAAGTAATGCAGTCTTTGGTTATATGTTTGGGACTTATCACGCGCCAGTAATTGAGGCAACTATTAAGGGCAAAGGTCAGCTAGTGCTGGAGTATGCAGAAGATAAGAAACTAAGTAAGATCTTTAAAAGAATTTGTGACGGGTTTAAAGATTATTACACGCACCAGGGGCAAGAAAATGAAATCAAAGAAGATTACAAACTGGAGCGCGTGCAACAACTCAAACAGTCAGAAGACTTTGATAGCTTGCTGGATAAGCTGGTAGCTTGTGAGCTGGAGCTTATGGAGTTGGCTGATAGCGTGTTAGATGATGATTATCCTGATACGGCAGTAAATGGCGTACATGGCAACCTGAAGGCGTTGGACAACCAGGCTATGGCCCTTTTGAAGAACCTGGACGCCGAGGGCGAATATAAAGCATTGTGGAAATATGCTAGCCGTGAGGCATAGCTAGAATAGTGAAGAGAGGCCCCGCCTCTTTTTGCTGTTTCTAGGACTTAAGCCAATAGTTTTGGGTTTTTACAGTATAGGGGTATTTTTTGAATGAAAGTATTGTATATAGAGACATTTACCAGAGCTATGAAAAAGAAAGGGATAACTCAGGGTAAGGGTGAATTAGATGATTATTCCTTGACCATTGACTTAGATAACCTTTTTATTGTTATGGGTAAAGAGAGCTTTGAATTGGCCAGAATACCAGGAACAAAAGGCGGTTATAGGTATTTCTTTCTTTGCCCTGATTGTGGTAGGCGTTGCAGGAAACTATTTAAAATTTACAATATCTTTGCCTGTGGTTCTTGTCAGAAAATTCATCAAGCGACACTCAACCGAAGTAAGACAGATTGTCAATACTATTGGCGATTAGCCTTTAAAGAGTGTTTGAAAGTAAATCCAAAAGCAAGACACAAACATGGTTATTATAGTCATGATGACTTTCCTAAGCGTCCAAAATACATGAGAATAGCTAAATACTTGTATCATTGGAAGAGATTCCATTACTATATGGATAAGGGAGACAGGCACTGGCTATAACATTCGGGAAATACCCCACTTGTTTTTGAACGGGGCTACATTGTTCGGAAACTTAAGAACGCGCCCTTTTCCGTGCAAAAAATTCCCTTTTTGAAATTTTTGATAAAAATTAAAAGCTTGATTCTAAAGGATTTTATATCTAATTTAAGCTAAGTACCCTACCACAAAGAATGACTTTATCAGACTAAAATAAAACATGGTTTTAGAACTTCTATCTGACAAGTTGATATTTTATATTACCAACTTTAAAAAGCGCTTAGAAACGATTTTAGAAGCCAAAAGCGAAGTACTACAAAAAATATCTAGTTTACAAAACGAGAAACACAAAAAGACGCTCACACAGAACGTCTCCTTGGTTAAATTTAAGCTTAACTAAATTATACCAAAAAGGAGTTAATCATGGGCGCTAAAGAACAATTAAAAGAATTGAAGCCACTTTTTGCTTTAATGATCTTATTTGAGGAACAACGAGACAAGGACATCAAGCTGATGAATGCTTTTCGTAATCCTGAGTTACTAAATGGCATTGAAAAAGGTACTGCACAGCAACTCTTATGTTTGGCAAAAGAACGTGACAAGAGGCTAGCCATGATTACCTCCCTACAAGATGAGAATCAGATAGCTGTTATTAAGGCTAGATATGTGGATGACTTATCATGGGACGAGATACCAGATAAAGTAGGTTGTTCAAGGAATACCGTTTTTAAATTACATAGAGAAGCTTTAGAGGTGTTAGATGAGCAAGAAGAACGCTATTCGTAAACTAAAAGAGTTTCATAGATGGCAACGTATCGCCAATAGCCTTAATTTAACCTATAACGAGCGTTACCAGTTTGATATAGATTACCATCCCACGCGCAGAAAACACCTTGAAATAAGCCGAGAATGCGCTCTAGAGGAGCTAGACGCGATTAAGCATGCCATTAATCAACTATCTAAGATAGAGTATAGAAAGATACTGATTGAGTGTTACTTGATCGGTGAGAAAAACCTCAAAAAACCTCAACAAGACATCATAGCAGAACTTAACAGAAGTCAAAGTTGGTACTACGAGACTAAGAAAAGAGCTTTGCTTGAGTTTTCGGAGCATTACAGGGGTGGCTATTTGTTGTGCTATAGTTAGTGTCAAGACATGGAAATAAGAAAGGAGTAAGTGATGGATTTTTCTGATTTTTTGAATAAAAAAACAAAAAGAATGGGATGAATTCTATCTAATCCCTGACTTTAGTGCAATGAGTGATGAAGAGTTGCTTTATCAGCCGATGAGCGAAGCTTTGGTATCTGAGAAGTTCGCTAAAGAACTATCTAAAGAGATTGAAAAGCGTAACTTATTTCCGAAATAAAGGTCAATATGATATGAAGCAGAGAACTGATGATCCATAGGAGAGCATTTATCTGCTTTTTTCTTCTCCAAAAATGCAAAACCGTAAAAATACCCCTACAAAATATGGTAAAATAAAACCTTTGATAAAAAATATTGACAAAATGTACTAAATAATATATATTTTGATTGTTTATATAATATATGTAATATAAACTTATAGATTTGGAATTAACACAAGTGACAGTTGTGAAACTTGTGTTTTTATATGTAAAAAGTATGGGAGTGTAGGATTATGGATACAGTAGTATTTTCTGAAAAAGACTTTTTAGTCAACTTCTTGTACAAATTATTAGATAATCCGACTCAAATAAAAGTTCAAAAAACTTTATATCTATTGTTTGCATTTTATGGTGCAACCTATGGAAATCTGGATAAAGATGAAGATAATGAATTTTCAGATCAAAATTATCCCAAACAATTATTTAAAGCTATATTTGAAGCGTGGAGATATGGACCAGTTGAAACAGATGTCTATGCAAAAGAAAAAAGTGGTTCCTACTCCGATATAGCGATAAATGAGGAAAATATAAACAAATTTTTTAATACGCCAGAATTAAAAAATGTTAGAGATTTTATCGAAAATATTGTAGAACAAACAAATCAAATCGATGACTTTAGCTTAGTAGATAGAACTCATCAAGATAATGTATGGCTAGACGTTTATAAAGAAGGTGAAAGTCATATCCCTATGGAAAATGAAAAAATTATTCAGGAGTACATAGACCGTTATGTTAAATAGTTCTTTTCATTTTAATAATTTATCAGTTAAACCTAAAAAGGGGCCAATTACTATTTCTACACGAAACTTAGTATTTGATTCAATTGAAACGAATAAGATTATAGCGCCACGAGTTGAAGCAAAAGTAGAATATTTTGATTTTGCGACTACATGTTACAACTTGCCTGATCTTGAATTTTCCAATTGCTATCCTTTATCAATAGAGGAAGGAGCCACTCCACCGCACATTATTTCAGCATTTAATGCGATAAATGAAGATGCTAATATAATAAAGACCAATATTAAACACATACGTCATGATGGGATTAATGAGGAAAGAATCGAGAAGATACTAAAAAAATATCTAGGTGCTGATTTCGATATTTACAGGGGATTATTTTATAAAAGCGATATAATCACTGGTCCTCTCCTATCAGATAGAGGAAAATTTAGAGTAATTTCCTTATATATTGTTGAACCAAAAACTCATAAACAGCAAAGGCATTCAAAACACAAATTAATAATTTTATTTTTTGATCCATACCACTTATTTATTCCCTCCAAAGACTTTGGAACTAATATATATCAAGAGATACGTGGGTACTCATCAATGTATTGTAATTTTTTAGCATAAAAAAAGACACCCATCAAGGTGCCCTTTTTCTTGCCTACTGAACTCATTGATTGACAGAGTTGTAAATTAAATTTTTGCTTACTTTTTGCTTACTTTGAAGGAAATTTTAATGTCAACTAATGTTGACAAAAAATCTTAAAAATGTTGATTTAAAGCTATAAAGACTTGTAAAGCAACCTTAAGGAAGTCTCAAAAATGCAATACAACAAAATGCTTTAATTATTACATTACATACTTTAAAAGCCTATTTGATAGGCTTTTTTGTTATATACTTTTTAGTGAGTCATTATATTTAATGAACCAAAAAGATTTTAAACTAACACTAGAATAAAAATCAACACTGTCAGTTTGTAATGAGTAATTTTTTACTTTGTAAAAAGGATATAGTAGAATTAATGTTACAAATACTTGAGAATGATAACTTATCTCGTCGAATCTTATATAACTAAGGAGATTTTATTATGGATCTAAATGATAGATTAAAAATAGAAGAAATGGAAGAGAAATATGATAGCTTCAAACCTAGAATCAATGCATTAGTAGAAGCTATAGATGATTTTCAAAAGCACTATGAAGATTACGTGAAATTAAGAGAATTTTATGGTAGCGAAGACTGGTTTAGACTATCAGAACAAACAGAAAATAATCTCAAATGCGGTGTACTGAGTGAGGATCAGCTCTTTGATTTTATAGGAGAACATAACGAGCTTGTAGGCCAATTTTTAGACATGTCTTCTCAAATGTATCGTCATTTATAA